CTCTGTTTCGTAGATTTCTTTGTGCTCTTCGCCGTAGCGAGCGTATTCCATACCGAACAAAGCGTTCAGACCGGGGAGCAACTCTTTAAGTAGTTGTGCGCGTGAAATTGCCATAGTAGTTTACTCCTTACAGGCCGACGGCGGTTGTATAGCTGTGATAGCCGGGATTGAACTTGACCAAGATGTCAGTGTAGGCATCACCCACAGTTGAGAATCCGGGAACGTTCGCAAAGCCAACAACACGGAACGCCGCAGTAGCCGCAGTGCTAGAAGCAGAGACAGCAGTTGTAGAGTTACCAGTAGTTGTAGAACCTGTGCTAGTGCTTTGAGCAGCAGCTAAGAACACGTTTGTGCCCAATGTTGTCTGAGCCATTGTGTTGTTGGCTTGGACTTGGAACACAGCGCGGTCGTCATCAATTACGTACGCAGTAATAGCAGAGCCTTGCACAGAAGCTGTGTTGGCAGGGTAGTACTGAGAGTAAATGATTTGGCCTTGTGCATTCGTGTAGGAGCAACCAACAAAAACGCCAATAGCGCCTGAGTTAGTAGATGTACCTGCACCAGTTGGGAAGCCGGCAGTGTTGTCGTCTGCACCAGTGGTAGTCACGATTTGCAAGTAACCTGAAGCATTTACATACACGAGTGAACCATTAAAGATGTTCGTGTTGTAACCAGCAGGGTTAATTAGGAATTGTCGAGTGCTACCAGCGTATGGTAGGCCACCCAACTCGTTTACGGCACGGAAGCCGTAAGGGGTTTGTGTAGATGCCATTTAAGGACTCCTAAGTTTATTTAGAACCAGAACCAAATCCACCACGCGTTGATGACGACTTTCTTTCGGCAAACAACGGCATGCGCGGATCATTTTGTCGCATGAAGTTATTGTCAACTGACTCCATCTGGTTTTGAGCTTGTTGGTCATAGTACTCGTCCCGGGCTCTGGCTTTTTCGGCAGGCATCTTGCAGAGCATGAGGCCACCAATTTCCACGTTCCCAGTCTTTTCGTTGCCCACCAGCATCAATTCTGGATGGTCGTCTGCCTTCACCGGTACCCAACCTTCACGCATTTTGCGCGACACGTTAGTTACTTCCGCTTGTCCCAGAATGTGAGTCGCTACCCAGCGATACACATAGCCCGGTTCAGGCGTTGGATCAGGCAAGTTTGTCGGCGGTACGTATACTGCACGAACAGATTTTTCGCGTGACTTTAAGTCACGATTTGAGCGGTCAATTGTTTCAGCCATTTCAGTTCTCCAGTTTTGCTACTTGTGCAGCGTATTGCTGCGGGGTTAAACCTAATTTTTTAGCCAACGCAACTTGCGTATTTGTTAGCTTAATTTTTCCTGCACTCGTAGAACGAGATACAGAGGCCACCACTGTTGTAGGTTTCTTTTGAACCTCACCAGACCTTGGCTTGTCATTCGCCTGCCCAAATAAATCAGGAAACGATGACTTCATGCGAGCGTCAATTTGCTCGAAGTATTCAGCAGAGCGGGGATCCACTCCGTTTGTGACTAGTTTTTGATGCAGCCCTAGTGCGTAGCTGGTGTATTCTTCAAACCCTTGTTGTCCGAACCACTGGTTTTTTGCCTGCCAGCGCAGAGTTTTTTCGTCCGGTTCAACCTTTGCAGGTTGGGTTTGTTGTGTTTGTACATCAAAATTTTCTTCCTGTAAAGGGGTAGGACGATAATTTTTTACTTGTTCTGCACGAATCTTTGCGTCCGTCACCTCCTCTAAGGCGGCAACGATCGCATCATTGTCATAAGCTTCTTGCGCTGCTTTGAGTTTAGCCCGGGCTTCTTTTAACTCAAAATCAGCTTTACCTTTAGCCCCTTCAATGATGGCTTCTTGTCCTGTATAGACGTTTTGTTTTAGGCGTTTGTTCTCCTGAATCAACTGCTGTGCTAGACGCTCCAGCTCTTGTTTCTCACGCATTGTGGCTTCTTTGATCCGGCGCTCGTCGTGACGGGCGTGGGTCAGTTCTTTGATACGTGATTTGACTTTGTCAGAGTAAGACTCAATTTCGTCTTCTGTAGGGTCGGCAACTTCCTTGTCCAATGGCTTACGGCCACGGTCTTGTTCAGGAGTGTCGTCCTCAATTTCAATTTCTACTTCGCCTTCGCCTTCAATTTCAAACTCAACCTCTGCGGCCTTCTTGTCATCAATTTCGTCGGGGAACTTGTAGGGTTCGTTCATGGTCTTCCTTTCAAGCGCGGGTCAAGCCGCGAGGGTCTAGCACAACAGCATCAACTTTAACACGAAGTCGCCCTCTTTACACCATGCTCCGTTAGGAAACTTGGCGGTGTCTTTGTACGCATCGGGGCCTACACGCAATACAAACAGCACCGTGGTGGCGTGTTCTTCTTGGCGCATAGTGGCTGTATCTCTCACGAGATCCAGTGATGTTCCTGCAATCTTTTGTTCAACTTCAGGGACTACACAGAGCAATTTCCATCCTGTGGGGACGGGCAGTGCGCCTGCTTTTGTATCGTTATCATCATCTTCGTCAGGCTGTTCGACTGGCTGGATGTGTGGCGGCAACGAAATACCGGGGGGCAAGATCAATCCTGATTCAGTTCCGATCATGGGAGTCTTCAACTTTCTTAAGCAGGTCAAGAACATAACGCTCTGCGAGAGCTAGACCTGAAATAATCCCGCAGAGTTTTTGGTATTCCTCAAAATTGCGACATGCTCCACCGGCGATGTCGTCGGCGTAGTTGTTCATGTCAGTACGTATTTGGTTGCGCAATACGTTTGCGAAGTCTTGGATCATTTTCTAGAACCTTGGTTCCTGCTATTTTGAAGCGCAGCAGTTCGCGCTTGTAAGTCCATCTGGGCTTTACTCTTTGCGATGTCAGCACCCATCTGGAGGCCGGCACGTTCTTGCTCAAACTGTTGCTTGAATTCGCTCTCTTTGATTTGCGCACCTGTGCGAAGAGCGTCCAGTTCCAGTTTGCCGCTGACTTCTTGCTCTTTCAAAGCCTGTGCATCGGCCTTGGCAGCAGCGTCCATCATGATCTTTTGTTTCTTCAATTCCAACTCTTGTTGTTTGAGTTGCAACTCTTGCATCTGCATCTGCATGATTGGATCTTGCATCTGCTGCTGTGCTTGCATCTGTGCGGCTTTGGCCTGATCCTGCATGAGAACTTGCTGAGCAGCTTGAGCCATCATGCCTGAGAGCGCGATCTCCACTTGTGGTGGCAACTTCTCGTCTTCGGGTGGCAGTGGCATACCGAGTTGCTGCTCAATCTTCTGGCGCATCTGGTAGCCAACGTGCTCTGCAATGTGCGCAGTAATTGCGCCCATGATCTTGGGAGCCTGTGGGTTTTGCCCAATGAACTGCTGAATCATCGGGTCTTGCAAGAGCAGCATGTGTACCTGAATGTGCGAGGCGTGATCTTGATGCAAGAACGCTTTGAGCGGTGTACCTTTAAGCGCGTTCTGGTTCTCCTGCACGGGGTCGATTGGCTTCATGTCTTCTTCGATTGGCACGAGCTTCTCAGCGTTCTTGATGCCCAAGACGGAGAGCATACCGCGGTGTAGTTCTGGCAAGTTGTAAATGTCCGGAGCCATCTGCGCCATCTGGATCACAGCTTGGTACTGGATCACGCGCTGGCTCATGGTGGCCGCATTGGGGTCTGACACGGGGATGATGTCTACCTTGTCGTAGTCAGCCTTTTTCGCTTTACGTGTGCCGTACTCAGGATCGTATGTGTAGTCTGGATCAGTGTAGTCGCGGATGATGTTCTTCAAGAGTTTGAACTCTTGCTTCAAAGCGAAGTGCACACGGGCTTGCACCGCAGTCATCACCTTTAACTGACGCTCCAGCAGAGCCAGCGTTGTACCGACAGGCGCGTTAGCACTCATGTCAGACACTTTCATGTCGGCTGTTGCGGCAAAACGACGACCTTCGTCCACGATGGTCTGCATCAAGTTAAACAACGTCGCGCTTGGCTCCTTGTACGGAAGGGGCAGAATGCTGTCACGGATGTTGCCAGAGGCTACGTCAACGTCTCTCCACTCACCGGGGGCGATGGGGGTGTCGTCTCCCTTGATACGCAGACTTAGATAACGTTCCTGCGTCGACCAGTTGACGCATAAGGCTAGTGGCTGACTTGGCAAAACCACCGATAAGGTGGAAGAGGCCAAAGCCGTATGCACCAAAGCCGGGGATGTACTGGTAATGCACAAAGTGCTGGCGCTTAAGGCGTAAGTCATCGGTTTCGTTCCAGTTGCGGCGAATTGACAGGATGTCGTTTGAGCCTTTGATGATGGTCACGACGTACGGCAACATGATGCCGGACTCTTCTTCCTCGCCGTCATCGTCCTCAACCATGTCTTCGTACCCGTCAAGGTTCAAGTCAACGTGGCACTCATAGATGGTGTAGCGGTCGTCGTTCAGGTCGTTAAAGCCTGTTTCTTTGTCCTTGGCTTTCTGAATGTCCGTGCGATCTTTGGGCGCATCAGGCAACTCAATGTCCAGATAAAACCCAGCTTGCTGAAGCTTGATGATCTCGTTCTTGGTTTTGCGCATGACGTGCGTGACGCGGTGGCAAGTATCCAAATCGGTTGCGCCGTATGGCAAGAGCATGTCTTCTGCGGGCACAAACATTGAGACTTGACGTCCCAAATTGGGGTCATAGTAGACCTTCTTGAAGGCAGAGCCCGTAGCTGGCAGTGACCACAGCATGCGCTCATGCTCAGAGCGGTACTCCGTCATGACTTCGGTCAACTCGTTGTTCATGTCGTCTTCAACGTTGGCCGCAATCTCTTTCATCTCAGGCGTGTCTTTGCCGATGATCTTGGAGCGCACGGGCCCTTGCGCGGGGAATGTCTCAGTGATTGTCTCTGACTGAAAGCGCACAACGGCTTCTGTAATCATGGGGTGGAATACACCGCAAGCACCCTGCCATGGCTCCGTTCTTTCCTCAATCTGCAGGCCCAAGAGTTTCAGACCATCAACGTAAGTCTTCTCCCACTCCTTGCGTGACTGCTTGTCTTGGTCAATATCGGAAGTGAGGTCTCCCGCCAGCGACTGCAAGGCACCATCGTCTATGTACTCGGCCAAGTTATCGTCAAAGCCTTCCTCTTCTGGGTCTTCCTTGCCAATGGTGATCTCTAGCCCATCCATGCCAATGGTGACTTCTTCGGGATCAACGATCTCGATCTCCAAGGGGGATTCTTGTTCGCCCAGCGCGTCAATGCCCATTGGTTGTTGGTACAGCGCTTTGTCGATGTTCGTTGCCATGTTTAGTCCTAGTAGTATGCGTGTGACTTACGGCGGAAGATTTCGGGATCATCTCTCTCGTCCGTGTCCAAAGAAATAAAGCCGCCTTGCCTAAAGCGTAGCAGCGCCTGTGTTGTCGTATCCACGAAGTCGTCGTGCTCCCCAACTGGGAACGCCGCCATCTCCTCAATCACCTCTCGCGCCCAGCGGGTGTCGGGTGCCCAGACTTTACCACTGCTGAATAAATCTGCAACTGCGTTGACGCGCACTGTCTTGTCATTTCCCCTCGACGGGCTGAACTCTTGGACTGGGATTCCCATAGCCCGAAGTTCTTGGATCAG